AGTGGGTATAGTGGGAAGAGGGGTATCCACAAATTGAGAAGTCGAAGCATTATTTAGAAGCTCTTGTTTGGCCGCGTCAGAAATATTCTTGTCCTGAAGTTTTGCTGCCAGACCTATGTTAATCTCCCTTTGCTTTGTGATTGCCTGTCGTTCAGCGAAGATAGCGTCAAACATAAGGAGTTCATCCCGGACATGAGGAAGGGCATCAGCCTTGGTGGGCAGTGCATTTATTCGATCCAGAATATAAGAAAACCCGTAGCCCAGCGTTTCGCTTAGTTCGTCAGGGCTTTTAAAGCGAGGGAGTATTCCATAATTTCCCACCTTCTGAATAGGAGCTTCGATGTAAAATTTCTTATCCTCCCATACCTCGGGAAAATGATTTCTAACCTGAGTCCACCATCGCTCATCCATTAAATGCTCCCCCACTAATTCCATAGAATCCACAGGAGTGCTTACTTTCGCTCCGACTACATCCTTGGAGGCATCCGCATAAGCCTTCATTTTGTTGCCGAGCTTAGTCATCTTCTTTGGGTTTAAATCCATTACAGCACGAACCGCCGCAACGTGAGGGAGAGAGTGAGGAACCCATTTTTTTCTCACACTGGCCCCCTTTGCTCCTATTCCGGCTACCTTGCGCTGGGCGCGTGTCGGCTTTAAGGGACCACGTTTGCGAAACGCTTTAAGGGTTCCGCTTCCTATTGCAGTTCCAAGGGCACCACCCAAGGCGATAGTCCCAATCATCGCACCGCCAATCTTCTCCAAGGTGAGGGGGTCTGTACTTTGAGGGTTCAGCGCCTCCTCGCTGGCAATCATTCCGCCCGCATAAAAAGCAGTCTCTACGCCAGTAGCCACTCCCTGCGAGACACGATTAACCATAAAGCGACTAAGGTCTTTGTTTTTGACTACGGGGTGGAAGGCATTTTGAACCCATCGACCAGCCTTCACTCCAGTTTGTGCGGCGAACCTCGGAACTGCTCCGGCTGTTCTGGCCACATTCATAGCAGGGGTTACGGCTACACCCGTCTTCCCAATACTTCCAGCGACTTTGGCTACTTTACCCGTTGCAGTTATCGCTCCGAGTGGACCGCCAATAAGCAGTGGACCGGCAATACCCACACCCTCGCCAATCAATGTGGTCCAAGGATTTTTCTCACGCAAAACCCGGGCCGTATCGGCTGCACCCATAGATTTAAGAAGCCAATCCGAACCGCCCAAGCTCAGAGACCGCGCCACACCAGCTGTTCCCGCTGCGGCCTGACCCCAACCACTCTCTGCGAACTCCTCGGTTTCGGCCATATCGGAGGATTGGTATTGAACCCCGGGGAGTGTTAAGGCATCCCCGAGCTTGGATGAGGGTATATTATAGCGGGTCCCATCTTCTAAAATAATCCCGGCAGTTTGATTCCCATAACCCGCGTGGGTACCGTTACGGATAAACTCCTCAACCTGATAATCTTCCACCAGTTCTGGTTTTCCAGATTCTATATTAAGAAGACTTAAAGGCATAGGTTGTCCTCGTTACTCGACGATTTGTCCGCCAAGCTGGGTTCTTATGATTTGATGAAGAGCGGGAGCTTGCTGCTGCATCATTGGGCGGGCCTCCTCATATTTCCATCCGGATACATTATTTGCAAGCCTCTCCGGGCCGCCGGAATGAAGAGCATTTCCAAGGGCTTCGAGTTTCCTCCCGGCAGCATTGTCTCTATGTACAAATGCCTCCGGAAGACCAATTCCCTCTCTGATCATAATTTCGTTGGCGGTATCTTCCGCTTGAAGGGTCATCTCCGCCACCTCCTGCATCGCATCAAAGTCTGCATCGGCGAGTTCTTCATTATCCGGAAGCTGGGGAAATAGTATGTCGAGTTTTTTCCAATCAAAATCTGATGGTCTTGCTCCCTGTAGGACCTTTACCACATAGGCAATAGCCTGAGTTCTTTTATTATAATAAGTACCGGCTTCTTTACTCATCCACCCAAGACCCCTTACCACATCCCTGTAAAGTCCGGCCTCCGCGCCAAGAGAGGCCACCCACTGTCCGGGCTTAGATGTTGTTCTCTTTGCCTCTTTGTACGCCGCTCTTGCTCCTTTAATATGGTTCCTTATTTGAGCCTGCTCAGCGGAAAGCTTTTTCTCGTCGGCTGTTCTTTTTGAACCCTTTCCATCGAGAGGTTGGCCGGTTTTTAGGTTATATATAAGAAGTTGCTTCTTCAGCGCCACTTCAGGATTAACTTTAAATTGAGTATTACTAGCAACACCGGCTGCCTGTGCGGCTAACGACAAAAGCTTTTGCCGCTGTTCTTCGGTGTTTGCCTGAGCAGCCAGCTCTTGAAGTTTGCGGGCATATAGCTCAAGCCGGTCTTTCTTGACCATATCAAGCATAAGCGTTTGTTGTTGGAAGTCCAGATCAAGATTATCTATCTTGTTCTTCTGTTTTTTGTATTGTCGTTTAATGTCTCTATCAATCTGCTTTTGTAGAATTTCAAGTGCCTGATTGGGCCCACCGAGCATGCCTGAGGCATAGGCCCCTAGGGCCACACCAATAGTGGAAAGAATGGTGCCTATTCCACCCATTCCGCCACTCATGTCCAGCTTAAAGTTTTCTTCAGCAGCTTTCCTCGCATCATTATAATAAGTCCGAAGCTGTTCAAATCTCCATTGATCGTCAGTATAATCCCGGGTCCCAATTACTCCCGGAGTGTGTCGGGGTGTTGGCTCCATCTCCTCATTTAACAGCTGTATTTCTTCTTTTATTTCCGCAGCCCTAATTGCTGCCTTTTCTCTTTGTTCCGGGCTAAACATACCGCTATTGGCAGCCTCAGAGAATTGTTTAAACAGCTTGTAACTATCTCTATAAAGGGGTCCTCCGCCTTGGCCCGTAGCTATACCCTGCAAACCCTGTAGTAGCTCCTGATTCGCCAGACCCTCCGCCTGCTTTCTTAGACGTTCCGCTTTAGCGGCCTCCTCCACCCCCGCCCTGTATTTCTGCTTTGCGGCTTCTTCATCGAGTACTCCTTGCTCTGCGGCGGCTGCATCAACGGCAGCATATTCATCCAATACCCTCTGTGCGCCGGCCTCATTTCCTCGGCTCTTCTGAAGAGCGTACATTTGCTTAAGGTCTTGAGGCATCGACTCCAACAGTCTTGCTGCCTCTGTTTCCGCCTCTTGACGGAAATATTGAGCCGCTTGGCGCTGGGTTTGGCGCTCCTGCATCACTTGAGGTTGACCAACCCCTATATTAAACCTGCCCCCTCCTGATGAAGCAGCCCCGGTTAGTGTCCCCGGTGGCATCTTAAATTCTTCCTCTGCTCGCTGCCGAGCCCTCAGCATCGCGGCCTCTAGATCTCCGGGAAAATTAGTGGCCTCTTCCTCTGCTACTAATTCCTGCAAGCGGTTCATTACTAGGTCTTCTTCACTTAGACCCGGGGTAATCGTTTCTGTGGTTTCCTCAATCACCTCTTCAGGGGGTAGTGTATAACCGTAATAAGGTTGTGTGCTGTTGTTCGCATCAGCCATTAGCTTCTCCAAAGTTCACATCAATTAAATCATAGCGCACCCCATAGTATCCATTAGGCAATATGCCAACTGCTTCAGGATTCGTTTTGAGAAGCTCTTGCGCCAGTACGCCTTCGTATTCTTTCTTTTCGCCCTTGTACTTAAATCTGTAAATATTGAGTCCGTCTGGGCTTTCACCTACCTTTTTGATATCATCTTTCATCCGTCGATCAGAGCTTGTTAGAAGAGGTCCCCAATAAGGTGCTGTAGCCCCCGCCGTAGATAGCAACGTCCCAAGCATCTGCTTCCAAGCTGCACTCTTTTTCTCGTCTATTTGTGCCTGATTCATATCTACCTCCGCCTGACCAAGATCACGATTGAGTCGTTGTTTCTCATTAGCCAACAGTGTATTCATTGCCAGCTGGTCTCTGGTCATTGCACCCCTCTGAAGACCCGCACTCCCGGCCAGTTGGCCCTGAAACCTATTCCCCAAGTCCTGAGCAATTACGTTTGACTGTTGCTGGAGTTGGGCATTCGCTGCCTCCCTCAATGCCTGTGGAGCGGTAACACCTCTCGCAGATCCAAAGGTAGAGGCAAAATTTCTTGCACCTTGCCCTAACCCTAAAGAACGCTGCTGGTCTAATCCTCTATTTTGTCCCTCCATAGCCTGATGGAAAAACCTATTAGCTGCCTGCTCTTCTGGACTCATTTCAACTAGGGAAACCGGGGAATATCCCTCAGAAAGGGTCTTCGGGTTATCCCTATCCTTTTTCTCCTGCTCTTCCCTCTTCTTCTTTTGAGCGCGATTTTCATAGCCTTCCGGCTTGGGCTCGGCCTCGGACATCCTATATCCTGATTCTGCCATAATAATCTCCTATACTGTCTTCCGCTCTGGAAGTTTAAACTGACCCTTCTTGACTCCAATATACAACGTAAGGTTCTTTAGCGTAAAATTTGTAGCGATACTTGGATCGTACACGCCAGACAAGGCCGGTAGGTCTTCAAAAGATAATTTAATACTTTCGCACTTTTGAACCATAGGCTTGTGCCTCCACTGATAAATGGTGTCACCGGGCCATCCGTAAAACCCACATTCTGGATCGGCATAATCACCACACTCAGCAGCGGCGTAGCTGTGGGAAATAGAGAAGTCAGCGCCATCCACATTTATGTTTTCGGTGGGAGCTGCCCCATAGTCTCTATATAATTTTACATTTACGTCATGAGGATCGTCCTGCTGCCCCAAGAGACTGAGCCACGTACATCTTTGAAACCCCTTTATGCCAGCCAGCTTAAACCAAGGAGTATCAACCTTAAGAGATATAGGGCTTCCGGCATCCAAATATCCATCTGATTGAGTCCATACCGTAGTAGGGAGGTCCGTACTCAGAGAAGGGGGAACCGCATCGATGGGCTGGGTGTCTAAATGTGCCATTGTAAACTTGTCTTTCCAGACACAAGCATCAGTGGATGCATGATTGGTAAAGCGGCTCCACTTCTTGAATTCATACTCGTAGACAAGGGCCTCTCCATTGGAAGAGATAAATCGTATTTCAGATTTAGCCGGTACGTTCGTAGCGTGAAGAATATCTAAATCGCTGCCATCCTGAACCGGTGCGCCGATAAAGGAAAAGTTCAGACTCCTGTCGAGAAGATAGATGCCTCCAGAAGAGTTACGAAAAATTACTCCCTCCAACGTGCTTACTATGGATTTGTGTTCGCTCGCCCCATAACTAGAAGAGATACGCAAAGGCTCACTATAGGAACCACCACCCCCGGTATCGTTGGGCCCAGAACCATATATTCTATAAACACTGTTTTCCTTAAATATAATTAGATTAGCATCCAATGATGAGAGTCCAGTAATGTCGCCACCCTCGGGAGGTATGTCGATATAGAGAGCATCAGAAAACTCAACACTGGTATTTTGATCTTGTATCTTTGAATAATAAATTCTGTCGGGATTATCCAATCCAGCACCAAATATTCTTCCCCCAAACTCAGTCATTAAATTAAATGATGGTGGTGGCACGTTGGGGAGGATTCCCCCGGTGGTATAAAGTATTTCATTTCCAATGATATCCTCATCCGGCATATTGTCGTGAAATTCTATAAAGTCCCCTTTTTTAATACACCTCAGGTATATGTTTTCGTCGCTCAAACTATTGGGGATGGCTGGGGAAGTCGGCATTGTATTAGGCTGAAGCTTGCTTACACGATAAAAAATAGAGCCGCCCTGTGTGGTTCTATATACCGCTATCGTAACCTGTGTAATTTTTTTTGAGGTAAATATCGGCTGCATAACAGATATTGGGCTTCCCCCGAGGCCAATCCGGCTTATATAGGAGGAAGGCGTCGATCGATGAAGATTTCCATTATCATCAACCCATTCATAGATTGCTGTATAATGCCAGACGTCGACGCTACTTCCTCCATAATCCCCATCGCCAAACACAGGCCCAAGGTGAAAGTTGTTTTCCACTGTAATGGTGTTGTCATAAAGATTTAGATAGCCGGTGTTAATATATAGATCATTGGCAAAGTTTATAAAGCTAGGCTGTGTGTTTTTGGTTAAATTTAATGTTATCTCCGAAACAGTTCCATCACCAAATATTTTTCCATCCTCCACTTTGGCCTGTAGTGCTTCAATCGTCAGGATATCACTCATGTCATACACATCAGACCCGGGAGCAGAATATGGGACAATGACATTTCGCGGAGAGGTTGCGAGGTAATTTGCACTCAACGGCTGTAGATTTTGAGGCTGCCAAGCGCCGCCGGGGGGAGATGATCCGGCAAAGGGGTTATACATGCCGAATGGCGGCACCCATCCCTCAAACTTGTTATTATAGGGAAGATAATAAAATGATGGAACACCTGTTGTGTAGGGCAAAGTTGTCAGAACCGGAATCATTCTTTGTCCCCAAGGCTCTGGCGGTGCTGCTGCCTGAGAGTATTTGCATAACACCCCATCTATCTCTGGGGTAATGGTTCCCTCGCTAAAAATAAAGTTCGTGCGTAGCCTGCTCGGACGAGCCCTCAAGGCAACAGCTTGAAGATATTTAGGCTCGCCACTGCTCGCATAATTGGGATCGTTCAAGAATAAAAAGGATTCGGAAATAGCGGTAGAAGATGATGGAATTGCCAGATCTGAAACCTTGGCGGTCCCAGTTCCAAGGATAGCCGACCAATCAGGGCTCACCTCCATAGTGAGGACTCTGGTGGGCTGAAGCTCATTATCCATACTCCGGACGGTGGGGTCTATAAATCCAGAACTTATTAAGTTAAGTCCAACCGCTGAATCAGCCGACGCTAGAGGGTTATACCCACTCCAAGGTTGTAATGGGTTATCAAACTCGGGAAAAGCCTCCGGCAAAACGCCGTTAAGAAGAGCCGGATCGGGAGCCATTTGACCGAGTGTCTGAAAATATCCACCTGAACCACTCCCCATTATTTGATAAGATTGGGTATAGCAAAGGGTCTCGGGTTCTGGCTCGGGATTCGGTGGACCGAAAGGAGGATCTATAACCGGTCCTGTAAGATTATATCGCCAACACCAAGCCCTTATTTTTCCACCACCACTTTGACCAAGGGCCACCTTGGTAAAGGGGAATAAAGAGGCACTTCCATAACCAGAAAAACCGCCCTCTGACGGGTTGAATGGTGTTGAACGGTAATAAAGAACATAACCGTAATTCTGTCCCACCGGCCACGTTCCTCCCGGTGAATTCTGAGCAACGGTTGTGGTGGATATAATATCATCGCTGAGGGTGGAAACCAGATAAAGCTTAACCGATTCATAGGCACCCACAAGGACAGTAAAATAATCAACAGTAGGAGAAGGCTCTCCTTCTCCGGGCATTCTCATTGCACATACATCATAAGACAAATAGCGTTGATCTCTTAGGCGCAGCTTCTCATACGGCTCTGCCAGCGTCATAGGTGGTGGTCCATTGGTATTAGGAATAGGGAATGGGGCTCCAGAGCCACCGGTGCCAGAAACGCTGGGCGGCCAAGCCAGCGCACCGGTGCCCGGGACCGGAGACCAAGCAGCCTCGTCCACCCAATTTGGAGGTCTGCCTCTCCCATATTCCGCTTCAAGGTTCCAATTATTATATTTTTCTACATCGAAATATATCTGGTGTCTCTCATTCGGAATTGCCGAGTCAAACTGGTACGTAAGCTGATAGTTTGTGAGGTTAAGTCCCCACATAACAAGCTTGGGAGCTTCCGTAGACCCCTGAAAGGTCCACCCATCTGTGTCACCTGCGGCGGGATTCCATATATCATCTCTCCGACCCCCTAGACCCGGAACCCCTACGGGAGGAATTATTACCTTGTCAAATTCCGGAGTTCCGGACACAGCGCCCAGCCTTGTGTGGAGGTGATAACGATCTTTTACTGCAAAGAGATAAAACTTGCCAAGGACTTGGATAATATGCACATCTGAATATTGCGAAGCATAGAGGGCACCACCATCAGCCTCCGAGGCATAACGACCACCCCAAAGCTGATTGTTGATGTCATCTTCCATATAGATTGTCGTACCCGAAGCAACGTCTAACACTTTATAGCCCACTACGCGGTCTTGAGTTTCAAATATGATTACTTTGATGGGACTCCCAAGAATTGTAGATCCCGACTGTGCCGAGCGGGCGCGAATGATACTACCCCTAACACCAATCAATTCTCTTTTGGAAAGTTCACAGGCCCGAAAATAACCACCGGCGGCATTCCACATATTCTGGCCCTCGTCGAATGCGCCAAGCCTATTGGGCATTGTGGAAATAAGTTGGCCATTATTATTGTGAAGCGCAACTATCCTGTTGAAGGCTCCATCGTCACAGGATTTAGTGGTGCACAGATACCCCTTACGCTTATCTACACGACCGGCCTCTTGATAAGACCCATTTGTTACCTGTAAAAGAGTAGGCGGCTCAACCAAATCAGAGTCCACGAACTCATTTAAGCCTCCCCCAAAATTGAAGGATATGTTTTGTTTCTCCAAGGGCATTCGGGGTTATCTTCCCGGAACATCTTCGGCTGTTTTTCTCTCTGTCTCCAGCTCCAGAATAATCTGGTCTAATGTCTTAGATCCGTCTAGGCTACTGATCTGAAGCTCCCCGTTCTTACGTAGATCTCCATCGGCTATGGAATAAGCCATATGTGCATGAAGGCTCCCGTCAGCACTCTTGTGAATTTTTAAATGATTTAATGATAATTCTCTAGCCATAATATTCTCCTATGGTACGACCGTAGGAAATCCCACGACCATTATGCTAAAATTTGTATCTATCTTGGCCCCAGAGGCTTGCATTAATGAAATCTCTACAACCTCCGTTGATCCGGATCCCTGTCTGGCGCTGGCTATAAAGGGATCACCACCCGCAGCCATCTGCTCCGTCGTTATGAAGTAGCAGGCATCATAATTACCGTAGCCGGTTCCCGGGGCGGCGGTATTGGTTTTTGGGGGAATCAGAAGACTCATGCGAAGCTCTCCGGTTCCATCCTGTGTTACGGTAGAATCAAAATTCCACCTATTGGTCCCAACACTATAGGTACCTCCTAGTGGGTCCCATAAGACCCTTGCTCTTGCCATTATTATGCTTTGCATATTCAGAATGGCTCGGCTGTTGTCATAACACTGGATGTTTGGATCAGAGCCAAAGCCAGCCTCAGAGGTTAGCTCTCGCGGGTCTATCTCCTCATTATCAAACCCTATGGCTCCGGTTTTAATGCCAGCACCCGCAAATGACTCTCTCTGGGTTTGTACGGCTGCTGCTGGATCTCCAACCCTTAACAATATATTCTTGTCACCGTTATTTTGAAGTTTTAAAACTCCGGGTGTGCTCGCTCCGCTGTCATGAATGCGCTGTAGTCTTGCGTCAAAATCACCGGTCGTGGTTTCTGTGGTAAAATCTATAAAAGAACTTTCGTTCCCCGTTCGAGCCAAACCAAGCTCTAGCCCGCAAGCAACAGCGGAACCATTACCTACAATAATCTTGTTACTGAGGGTACCACCATTTACATATAGGTCACCGTAACAGGTTGTGGTTTGGGTGTTATTAATTGCCAAACCTATACCTCCATTGACGCTAACCTCAAACGAGCCTGCCCCGGCGTTTGTCAGTTGGAACTTACCTGTCCCTGTATTGTCTATAACGAGATTGCCGTCATTGAGTACCGTTGTGGAATTACCGTACCTCTTAAATTGTGCGCTGTGTGTTGTGGGGGCGGCGGCTTGACAAAAAACACGTAACGCTCCTCCTCCCGTCCCGCCTCCTCGATCATATCCAAGATCGACGGTGGGGGTATAGTTCGCACTTTGATACCCTACGCGAAGATTTCCTATTGTATTGACAGGGGTAGTCGTAGAGTTTCCGAGGGTAACGGTTTGAGTATCATCAATTTGGACGCCTATGGCGGATGTTGCCCCGGTGCGGAGGGTCATATTCCCGGTACCGGCTTGCTTTATCTGGAACTCACCGTTGGTTCCGGGGAATCTCCATAAACGGGCATCGCCGCCATTGAAATCGAGTACCTTATTTGAGGTTCTGTCGTGCAGGTTTAAGATTACATCTGTTGATGGTTTTGGAATAATATCTACTTGCGAAGGGGAGATAGGATCTCCACCGTTTACATGCAGCTCAATTCCACCGTCACCGGGTAGCTTAATACCATCATAAAACCAGAAATTACGGACATCATAGCTTCCGGAAATAAAGAGGTCCGTAGTGGTTGCAAGGCCATTTGGATTTCCCCGATAAGCAATAACTCCATCACCCGTTGAAATTTGAGGAGTTGTGGTACCCGTAAGGCCCTTCCAATAAGAACTAAGTGCGGGGTTAAGGGCGTAGGCGGTAAGGTCTAGGTGGCCCGGTCCATCATTTGCCGCTGGGGCGGCCATTAAATCCCCCTGAATACGCAAGCCGTTTTGTGTAGAGGATGCCCCTTGGGGTACGATTTCCGCCACCCATAGTCCCGGGTAGGTATACAAGGCAGGGTCTGGCGCAGCCAGCTCGGGCATATATCCGATGCGAACACTTCCAGACAAGGTTGGAGCTTCCACCCCTAAGCCAAGAACAGTGCTTGACCAGCTCCACGCAACATCGGAGGACTGACACACTCCATTAGCGAGTAAAAGCGTATCCCCCGCACCGGTATTGTCGGAGGCAAAATTATAGTTTTTAAACCCAACGTTGTAGTTGGCCCAGCCGCTATTGGGAGTTAAAGAATCATAGCCTCCCTGAAACCCGTATTGTCGGCCAGATGGAATTCCACCCCCATCAGTTATTTGAATTTCTGTCCCGCTTCCATCCCTAAAAAATAAATCAGTGGCATTCGTATATAGATTCAAGTTCCCTGCTACTGGGTATACCGGTGCGCCTATGAACTCGATAGACTTTACATCTGTGGCACTACTATAGGTTGCAGCTCCTATTTTTTTAAAGCTCAAGTCACCGTTAACGTCGATACCAATATTGCCTGATGTTTTGACATAAACCCCGGAGCCGGGACTGTGGTCATGCTCTTCTATGTTTGGCGAAAGCGCCGTATTGAGTAAGGTCCCCCAAGCAGGTCCGGGCGTGATGCCTACTTCAGGTAAAACTAAATTCATCGAACCCATATTATTCTCCTAAAAAATCCAAAGTGAAACTATGGCCGTAATTATTGGTGCCGGGAAAACAGGACCTATTACCGTTAATGGTACATTCTTCTCTGGGTCTTGAGGCGCGACAGTATCGTGCTGAACAACCGCTGGGGTTCCCCCCGAAAAGGGGGTTGTTTGACGAAGGTTAACTACTGTCCATCCCTTCCACGCTCGACCCAAGTCATGCTCAACAAAGGTTGGGTTTTGTGAGCTAATCGTTACATCTTCTATTAAATTGCCTTGGACGATTTCAGAGGTAAATGGAAATGTTGATTCCATTTCCGAAGTAGTAGGCATATCCTTTAGGGTACGCTCAAGAGTGCTTTGCATCTCCTGCATGTTTCGATCGTCAGATTGTTGCCGATTATAATAAGTCATTACCACCACCACTCGGAGTGCCCACCATTTACGTAGGTAATTCTTCCGGGATCTCCAACATCTCTGTTCTGGGCCACGTCCTCAATGCGCTTGAGCTGGATCATCTTTTCCTGCAGTAGTGGCATCGTATCGCTCTCTTCTTTTTGTAAGCACTTAATGGCCGCTGTAATGACTGCATACTCTTCCCAGCCATTATTTAGATAGGGAAGGAAGTTGCATATAGCATCAGTGTCCGTATCCATCTTGCAATATTGAGGTACATACCAAATGGTGATTGTTCCGGCTACACCACTCTTTGGAAAGAAAAAGATTTCTTCACCCCTTACGCTGTATCGGTAAGGAACTACGGATATGTTCCAGGGCGCATTAGGGATGGTCCAGTAATCTCGCTCCGAGAACATAAACCTCTTCATAGGTATGACACGCCCGCCAGTGTTGAGGTCAATACCCATAATCTTCATGAAGTTAAAAATACCAAAATCAGCGGAGATGTTGTAGGACTCTTGGCCCGCATTTAAGTTAAGAGGACCGACCGAAGAGACTACATACTCCTCATACTTGGTAATGAATAAATCATTAAGCTCGGAGAGACCATCGTTGAGGTAGTTATCTATTTCTGAATCTGAAACAAATTCAGTGTTCTGCATGTCTGCGCGTTCCCTTACACGATTACGCATTTGCAGTAAGGTCGTACTGTTCCCCATTGGTACCTCCGTTTATAAGGGGGGCTTTCGCCCCCCTTGAGTTCTACTGAACTGTGGAGTTCCGAAGAACCAATGTAAAAAATACAATGTCCCCTGCGGCTAAAGCGCCCTTTGCGCCAGCCCCATCAATATTTTGAAGGGTTACGCTTGGGGCCGTGGTGCTTTCCACATCCTCGGCCAAAAGTGTCTGATACTCTATTCCAGTAGCTGTTAAGCTATTAGTGGTACAAGACAAAAGACCAACATAGGTGTCCTGAAGACTAATTACAATTTCACCGGCAACGCCATTACTGGCCGCTGAAAAACCAATCCCCTCGGTATTTGTCCAAGTTAGGTTTGGGCTTGTATCGGCAGCAAGTAGCTGTCCCGATATAACTTTAACTTCTTTATTTAAGGCTTGAACATTATCAAAAGTTCTATTTGCCATTATCTTCTCCTTACGCGGAAGGGAGAGGGTTACCCCTCCCCCTAATAATTAAACTATAAAGCTACGCGGCAATTCCAACCGGGAGCGTTACAAGCCATATTTGCATAATAACCAATTCTGACTTCAACAGCATCAGCATTACTTACGCGCAACATACGGTTGCCGTCTTGCATTAAGATCTTCGGTGCGCCACCAATACTATTGAGGCTCCAAGTATCTAACTGCAACAAGTAAGCTGCATTGTCTGGACAGTTAAGGTCAGGAATAACTTTCATTGTTCCATAAGGTGCATGAAGCTCCAGAGCGCGGAAACCAACTCCCGCAGGACCTTCAACATCTACATAAACAACCTTAGAGCCAAGACTCTTAACTAAGTCACTAAACTTAGAAAAGCTCATGAAGCAATGATCTGGACGGCCACCTTCGCGACCAATCAAAGATGCACCACCAATTAAGGCTTCCTCTAAAGGCTGTGCTGAACCATCAAAACGAACACCACCCAAACGGGTAGGATCGCTAGTTCGGTCTACACCAAAAAGAGTAGCTGGAATAGCACCCGTTCCCGGAGTAGCAGATGGAACCCAAGCATCAAGACCTGATACTTTAAGGCCAGAGGCAGCAGCATTCTGAGCATCACCAAGGACTTGGATAAAGTCACCTGCAACAGGAAGGTTAAAAATAGCATCCCAGTTAGCTGCAACGCCGGCCACATCTGTTACCGTAATTGTTCCAGCATCCCTATCCACCGCCGCGACAACAGCGATGTTTGCACCAGCACCACCCGAAATGATAGCACCCGTAGAGGTATGGGAAGATGTTAAGGCCATACCCACTTCAAAGTGAGTAATATCTTCAGGCTGAGATAACAGAATAGTATCGCTGGCA